GTGCCTCATAGTCCCTCTGCGTGTCTTCGAGCCGTTCTTGCAGCTTGGCGTGCTTGGCAATCAGCTCCTCGGCCAGAAACTCCACCGCTTCATGGTTACCGGTCTTGGCCGCCTCAATCAGAGCAGAGCGGGAGTCATCGGGCAGCTTGCGGAACTGGCGCAGCTCGCGATAACCAACCCCCAGCGCTGAAAGCTGGTTGAGCGCTTGCTCGCCAAATGCGTTGAGGTTTGCCAGATCTTCATCAACCTTCGAGCGAGACAGGCCGAGGGCCTGACAAAATCCGTCAAAAGTGCCGACGTCGGCAATTTCGTTGCCGTGAGGGTCCACCCCCTTTTTGCCCGCTAACGCCCGATACATCTTGCTTTCCTTGATGTGTTTGAGCTTGGTCAAACTGACGACGTCGGCAAAACGGGCAAATGAGTTGGCCATTTGCACTTGCCCCAGCAGCTGGTTGACCAGGTCGCGTTCTTCGCTGTGCTCGGCAATCAGGGCGCTGCCGGTGTTCTGCAACTGGTTCAGCGCTTGCTCATCCAGCGGTGCAACATCAACGGGCTCGGTGGTCGTGGTTTTTGTACGGGCCATGGTCGTTCCTTAGTAGAGGCTGCCAGCGGCAACGCGCTGGTTGAGTTCGTGGATGCGGTTGGTAGCGCGGGTCATTTCATCGGCGTGTGCCTGGGCGATCTGCAGCGTGGCCGTGCTCAGCGCAAAGCGACCGGTGTCCAGCTTGGTGGCAAAGCCCTCGGCGATCAGGGTGTTCATGCAGCGGGTGACCGCGCTCGGCGGGATACTCAGCGCCTTGGCAATGTCGCTGTTGCTCAGCCCGCTGAGGGAGTGGCCGCGCAGCACCTTCATCACGCGCAGGCAGCGGGCGCCGCTCTCGCTGGTGCGAACAAATTCCTTACTCATCGTCGTGCTCTCCGAGGTCTAGTTGCGGGGTTTTGTGTTGGGCCACGTTGCCGTGGTGCCAGCCCAGGCTCTCCATCGCGCACTGGATGGTGGCCAGGGTGTGGTCGGAATCCTGCTGGCCGGCATGAAAGGCCAGCAGCGCGCCGGTGGTGGCGTGCAGCAGCACCTGAAGCTCTTGAATGTCGGTGGCGTCGCAGGCTTTGCCCGTTGGCATGTCGATCGCCAGCTTGCCGGCGCTGGCCGCCAGCCACTGGGTCACGTAGTGGCAGCCGCAGGCCGCCTCATAGACGGGAATCATCACCGCCGGCATGCGCCCGTTGGCGAGCCACTTGTAGAGTGCCCAGTGGTTCGGCAACCCCATGCGCTCAGCAATGCGCTGTTCGCTCATGTTGTGCTTAACCATGGCGAACTGCTTGCACAGCTCCATCGCATGCAGCAGCGAGGTGGGCCGGGCGGTTTTCCAATTTCTGCGGATCATTGGAAACCCCCGAAGCGTCTGCTGCGCGGCTGCTCCAAACAAATACCGTTTTTGCCTATGGGCAAAAGCGTTTCAACGGGGATAGCCTTTTGATGTACATTCACTTGCATGAGGGCTTACCCGATGGCTGATCAACACGACCGCCTTCTGATGCTTGAAGGGCAGATGGCTGGTATGGCGAAGGCTTGGCTGTACCTGGCAGCGCAGATTGAGATCCAGCGGCAGCTTGAGCCTGAGAAGATGCAGTCTGCTCTTCTGAATGCTCGCTGGCCTGATCAACCCTTTGAGCCTCACGCTCAGCAGCTGATGAGTTATCTGGCTGGGCAGCTGGCCGAGGCGCGGGAGTCTCGGCGGGCGCAGGAGCTTTACCAAACGACTGGTCGCGATGAGTAAAGCCATACGCATTGCGGGCTTCATCGTCTTGGGCATCCGGCCCGGCGGTCAGCAGCTCGCCCACGGCTAGGATCTGCAGCTGGTTTACCAGTTGGCGCTCGCCGGTAGTAATGCGCTGAATGGCGCCGTTGTGCTGGTAGCGGGCAATGGCGTCATGCAGGGCGTTGAGAGTGTCGGCCTGCGAGACAGGTGAGCTGGCGATAACAACGTCCAGCAGGCGGCTGTAGGCGTCGATCGGTTCGGCCGGGCCAATTGCGGGTTGCAGCTTGAGGGTCATGGTGTTGGCCTCAGGCAGCGACAGATGTGTCGGAGGACTTGAGGCCCAAGGCGACGGCAATGTCGTGCGCTTGGCCGTAGTGAGCTTTATCAAAGCCGTTGAGCACACGGTAAACCGCATTGCGCTTGAAGCCGTGCTCTTCGGCCCATTTGGTGACAGTGATGCCGCGCTGCTTGAAGCGCTGTTTGACCTGTTCCGGGGTCAGTACCTTCTGGTTTGCCATGGCGGTGGCTCCGTTGGTTGCTGAATGATGTTTGGCGTTTGTTGTGGTTATGTTGGTAGATAATTATCTACCTGTCAAGCCGCTAAGGTTGATATTTATGGACATTGGCGAGCGACTTCGCTCTGAACGCGAGCGCCTGGGGTACAGCCAGACCAGCTTTGCCGAGCTGGCCAGCGCGTCTAAGCACGCCCAGATCAACTGGGAGAAAGGCGTGGCGGCGCCGAACGCGCTAGCGCTGAATGCGTGGGCAAAGGAAGGCGTGGATGTGTTGTTTGTCGTTACTGGTGAGCGCCGATCAGACTCGGCGGCCCAATCGCTAAGTGCTGAGGAACAGCTACTGCTCGATTCCTACCGAGGGATGCCAGTAACCAAGCGAAAGGCATTGCTCGCTGATCTGCTAACAGGTGGGAAAGTAAAGAAACCCGCAAGGGCTAGCGGCGGCGTGGTGGTTCAAGGCAACAACAACCGCACCGCGGGCAGGGATTTGCACGGTAAGGAGTAGTACGTGAGCAACGCAGTAGATGTGCAGGGGGAAAGAAACAGGGTTGCGGGGCGCGATTTGATTGAGGTGAACCTCGCGCCCGAGTCGAAAGATGACCTGCTGGTTAAAGCCCAGCGGGACGCCCTGCGCGGGCTGGTTTCATCGATCGCGGATGAGTGCAACCAATCGGCTCGGCACCTGTGGGTTACGGTGGTGCATGTGGCCGTGGGCGTTACGACCGTAGGGGAAATTCGCAGCAGCCAGTACCAGGACGCTGTTGATGCTCTGGAGCGGTTCCGGGAAAACTTCTATGAACAGCGTCGAAGAGAGCAACTCAGAGTGCGCCTAGAGCAGCTGGCTCAAGGCAAGAGGGCGTCAGAAGAGCTGAACCGTTTCTGCCTATCTGTTCTCGGTGATGCTCACCTCTACGACATGCCCAGCGAGAAGTTAAAAGATGCGGTCGCCCACATGGAGGTTTACCGGCAACAGCGACAAGAGCGACTGCAGGAGGCCAAGGCCACTGGCCTTCAGTCTGAAGGCATGCCAATCAACACCCTGATTCGTACCTACCCGATTCACTGCTTGATACTGGCCGGGGTTGGTTTTCTATTCGGGTTGATGTTCTAGGCTGGCCTTGGAGGCCCGCTGAATTAACGAGAGGGAATTTGTGATGCGCATTATCTTGATTCTTGTGGCGCTGATCGTGATTGGCGCGATCTTCGGTGGCAGCGGTGGCAGCGACCGATCAGAGTCACCAGTCACCCAGGGCGGCTATTTCAAAAGCCCGGTCAATGATCGGATTTTTACCTTCACCTACCAGTCGACGGCGACGCCATCGCAGCTACGCGCCAGAGCTGACTCAGCTGCCTATACCCAAGGTCAGATGACGGCGGTTTACTTCTACCCGCCGGGCGCCACTATGCCGCGAGATGGTGTGACCACTGCAAAGAACCTGTTTGACGCAAACCGGGTGCTTTATGAGCTGGCGGGTATGTCCAAGTGGGATTACGCCTACATGCGGGACCGCAAGGGTGATGTGCGGTTTATCGACTGCAAAGCAGCGCCGGGCAGTGACCTCTGCCGGCAGAATTAACCAGCGCCTAAGACATCAAGGTGCTGATCTAACGACGTGCAATTGGAGCGATTGGAGCTGTATGCGAAAAGGAAATATCAGTTCGGTGGTGGTTGGCTTGGCTCTCGCAGCAATGATAACGGGGTGCGCCCCACGGGTGGTTAACCTGTCCAGCTCGTTTGATGTCGGCCAAGCGGGCCGGATGACTCAGAAAGGGGTGAATATCATCACGGGCAGTGCCCTCATTCGCCAGCAAGGCGGCGGTGTCGTTACCTGTGCAGGGCTACCTGTGTCGCTGATCCCAAGTACAGCCTACGCGGATGAACGGATTCGCGTGCTCTACGGAAATAACCTGCGGGGCTACAGCTCGGTTAATCAAGCCGTTCGTTTTCAGCCTGACCCGTCGACGTTCTATCAGCTTACAAAGGACACAGTCTGCGATGCTCAAGGAAACTTCCAGTTCATGAATGTTGCTGACGGGACTTTCTACGTTGTCAGCCGGATTACCTGGATGGTCGGTTACTCGGCTCAGGGCGGCAGCATCATGCAGCAAGTCACCGTCCAGGGCGGCGATGCAAAGCAGGTAGTGCTGAGCCCTTAGGCTCTAGCTTGAGAAACTAAAAGAGTCCTAGCGCCAGTCCCGGATTACATAAGGAAGGAATCAGGAATGTTAGTGCAGAACAACCCCGTCAGCCGACTGGTTGCGGTTCTTGAAAAGGCTCGTCCAATTGCTGGCGCCACTAGTTTGAGGAATGTATGGGCGACGACTTTCGGATGCGAGCCTTCTGATACGGCTGAATTGCTCAGGTTAGTTGGCAGCTTGATAGCTCTCGCAGCTGAGGCTAAGGCTGCAGTTCAGGCGGTTGACAACATCGACGAACAGCTTTACCTCGCCCCGTTCAAGCCTGTCGAAAACGTCCTTTCCAACATGAACTTTGAAAGAAAATGGGCTGACGTGTCTCTTGAGTTGTCCCCTCAGACGATGGTTGGCCTGAAGTTCGCGGCAGACCTTCTTAAACGGGAAGGAATCAGCGCTGTCGAAATTTCAGACGATCGAGTTAATGAATTGATTTCCACGCTCGCTGAGGTTCTTGAGCGAGCAATGGATTCTGAGCTGCCGGACAACCTGAAGCGACTCTTTGTTCGGAACCTGGAAGAGCTTCGGCGGGCGCTGCTTTGCTTACAGATATCTGGCCCTGACGGAGTTGAGCAGGAGATCGACCGGGCCATGGGGTCAATCCTGCGCTACTCCCAACAGCTGAAAGATATTGCCAGCGAGAATGGCGAAAATGAGAGCATCATCAGAGACTACTTCGCCCTGATGGGCAACATTAACGAGATGGTGTCCTTTGCACAAAACGCTCCGTGGCTCGCTGCCGCAGTGACGCCTTATCTCAGTAGATTTTTGTCGTAATGACTGCAGATGAGTGCCGTTTGTTTTGCCCCTGTTCAAAAGACTCTAACTGCTCGACCTGACACCCTCGACCTGTCCCTGGCAATAACGCCACTGTGCAGGTTGAGGAGTGTTACCCATGTATGGTTCCCCCGCGTGTAACGCCGGATCGCGCTTTCCCCGGCTGACTCTCTGGATTCTGGTTTCTGTGTTCCTCTTAGTTGCTCTGGCGCTGGTCGCGCCCGAGCAGATGCCCGTGATCGCGTACAAGGTGGCCTTGGTCACGTTGGGTGCGGTGCTGGCTTACTGGCTTGACCGCGGGCTGTTCCCCTATGCCCGCCCGCATGAGTACATGCCGAAACCAATGGGGCCTGGCGGTTGTAGCCCAGACCCTCAGGATGCTGACCGCGATACCGTTGCCTTTGCAGCCGCGTGCCTCCGACGGTCGTTGATCGTACTGGCCTGTGTGCTCGGCCTCACGCTGGGGCTGTGACCATGCAGGCCCGCGACCGCATCGACCGCCGAGGCAACTGCCGCCTGTTCAGCCTGCTCGTGCTGTTGGGCTGGGTGATCATCTTCGCCCTGGCTAACTGCCAACCCG